TTCGAAATAATAGACATCTCCCTGTGCAATCGCACCCACCTGAGAGGCAGTCACATCGTGTGGGTTGGTAGAATCCCCTGCATGAGTGTTAAGATTTGCATTGGTCGCATAATAACTGCCGTGCTGTCCATCCACTGTATCTGCATTCCCAGCTGATGATGCATAATTCACGGATTGTGACCCAATGTTCCCAGTATTTATTGCAGTAGACTCTAACTGATATTGAGTGTGAGGGTCAGATGCGGTTATATGAGTGTATGCCCAATGTGATGAGATAGCAGTACTACTATATCCGCTGTTAGGAGTATCAGAAACTGGCAGGTAGTTAGCCCCAGTAGCTATACCATCAAGCTTAGAACCATCTGCGGAAACATCACGACCATCTACAGTCCCAGTGACAGAAATATTCCCGCTGACTTGCAGTCCACTCGATGCCTTGGTCGTATCAGACTCTCCGTATCCAATCCGTAGCCCATTTGCGACATTAAGGTATCCATCGGTTGTGAGTGACATAGCACCCTGTGCCGTTGAATGACCATCATCCCCCCACCAAAATCCCCTGTCAGATTCACTATTAAACTGGAATGTCATGGCCCAGTCATTGAGACCACCATAAGTTATTCCACTCTGCATTCCAATGGCGTATGGCCCACTGGAATATACTCGGAGCTTATGCCTATCGCTTGACCCTGATAAAGTAATATTACCGCCACCAACAGTCAGGTCTCCACTAATCGTCCCCCCACTCGATGATAGATATGGATGTGAATGGGTATCTGCTTTTCCTGCCAGCAGTGTATTTATCTCGGACTCCGTGTAATACCGACTATCATGTGTATGCGATGTTGTCGAATAACTGTTGGTGTCTAATGATGCGACACCTGCAGTAAATTTAAGTAACCCTGTACCCGCACTCGCTGTCACAACTTCATCAAGAACTGCACTTGCAGGTTGGGCCCCTATCTCAGAGACACTCCATGAGACATTCCCCGACCCATTGACAGACTTCCCTGTCGACCCGATGGTCAGTGTCCGTGCAGTTCCCCAGTTTGCTGTGGTAATATTCGCACTGCCATTGAAGCTTGTGCCATTGATTGTTCTCGCAGTGGTCAGAGTATCAGCATTTGGATGATAAGCTTCATTGAATATCCGCTGTCCAAACACATACCCGATGTTCGTGTCGCCTTCAAGTTGTAGTGGATGAGGCGAATCCCATCCATCATCATTCTCTGTGCCATCCCGATCTGCAAGTACATAGAAATTATTGCTGTTTACATGAATCCAAAAATTATCATCTGTTCCATCATCTTTAAACCAAATCTGCGGAGAACCACCAGTCAGAATGAGATTACTTCCACTATCATTCGTTAATGTAAGCTGTCCGCTCATAGTATCTGCTGTATCAGAACGGAGGAACTGACTGGAGTCAAGGTTGTCCAGCAATGCAGAATTAGATGCCGTAGATGTTAATCCGAGGTATGCTCCATTGTGGTTATGCGAATCATAAGCAGACTTAAAAGAGGCTATATCTACTCCATCTACTGTCCCCGATACAGTAATATTGCCAGTAACAGATAGGGAAGCAAATGCCCCAGCACCTGCTCCTGATAGCGACCACCCATCCCCTGAAAGGTTATTCCCACGGAAATAGTGCGTGTCCCCCGATGAACCACCATGGTACTGTGTTGTAGCATAATTGTAGTAAGTACCTACTCCTGACTGAATGTAAAAATGACCACCAGTGAAAGCTGTCCTTCCATCGGAATCAGAGAAGAAATACCCATTACCAGCATCACCCAAGAATATTTTTGTGGCTTTTATGGAACTATCGCTTGGACGAATAGAAACATTTGCAGTAGTGTATACTGTGTCCCCTGAATTCCACAGAGTCCCATACCACCCAGTTGAGGTAGAGGTATTGACATCGACTTGGTCAGCCCATCCCGATGTGCTTGCATAACTCACAGACTGCGAACCAATATTGGAAGTAGTAATCGCTGTCGATGCAGGCTGAATCCCCGCTTCGGCCAATGTGTTATTAATCCAAGAAGAGCCATTCCATTTAATGATTTCACCTGAAGCCACAGAAGTAATCGTGGTATTTGAAAGACTGTCAAGCGAATGGTTGTGATTGGTAGCAGATTTGCCATCCAGAGCAGACTGTAATCCATCGATATTCGATATGATATGATTGTGGGAATCATCTCCAACAGTAGCAGTGATGGAGACATTCCCAGTCCCATCCATACTTGTACTTCCTGTCACATCTCCTGTTAAGGAAATTGTCCGAGCAGTAGCCCATTTGGAAGATGACACAGCATTCGCTGATATACCAAGATACTTAGATGAAAGAGCCGTTCCAGCTTCATAAAAAGCTCCACCAGTATAAATACTGCCACCTGCTTTAAAACCTTCCTCAGATGCCATCCCATAGGCATCCAAAGAATCTAAAGTTGAACCATGGACAGCATAGCCAGTCTTTGTGTTCTCAATCACTGGCGTGACGGTTGATATACTGCCGAAATTCGGGATATCACTCCTGACCACCCGAACAGAATAGGTCGAACTCACTGTCACATACACTTGAAGATACTTCGGCCCATACGTATTATCAGCCGTTTGATAAAGTACTCTTGCCCCAGTGATTCTATTTGAATGCCCTCCAGTATTAATTACTGTAAAATTAGAATCTGCGTAACTACGCATCCAGTGGATACGAATAAAAGCGTGGTCACCACTGTCAGGGTCAGTGACATAGACTTCTCCCTCTTGACGAGCAGTAGAAGAATAGGCAACAGTCATCCAGCCTCCACCCACTGTAGCGGATGAAGAACTTACCTGTCTCACAAATGCCGTAGAATCAAGGTTGTCAAAAAGTGTGGAATTTGAAGCGGTTGCCGTTAAAGCAAGGAATCTGCCATCCGCTTCTGNCTCTGTGAAATATCTCCCATCGTGTGTGTGACTATCATTTGCCACTGTCCCCGTGAGGGTGACATTTGCAGAGCCATCAATNGATACACTGCCTGATAGGTCGCCAGCGAGTGTTATTGTTCTTGCGGTAGCCCACTTGGAAGCAGAAACTGCGTTTGCAGTTGCATTCAGCTTGTTGTCCAGTGAGGTTTGAAGTCCATCAACATTGGCAATAATATGATTGTGCGAGTCATCTGCTACGACAATATTATTGTATGTCCCTGAGACATCCCCACCGAAAGTGGTCAGGGTGGTCAGACCAATAGATGCCAGTGTGTACTTATTATCGAGCTTTGTTCCATTTTCAATGAACTCTACGGCTGATATTTTTCTCGATGCTTCAAGACCACCGACATAGAGCAGTGAGGAAGGACGAGACTTATCGCCATAGAAAGTGAATGTGCCTCCATAAACCTCTCCCTGCCATGTTGGATTACTGTCGCTAACTGCCATATAACAGTCAAATCCACCATCGTTAATACCGAAGTTAGTGCCATAAACACCGCTGAATGTGGGTGTGGAAGATGTCAGTACAGCCTGATTGAGATAAGATGAGAACTGGTTGCCATCCCAAAGGTCTGCATCGAGGCCACTGCCAGTTCCATCGTTCCCAGCATGCCAGTACTTATTGTTTTTGCTTGAGCCTTGCCACAACTGTCCAGCATTGTCCATAGTAGCTACTATGGCAGATGCACCACTACCAAAATGAACTCCAACAGTCCCGCTGTAATAGTTTAGATATGTAGCATAAGCTGTTCCAGAATCAATGTGGAGATTACCATTTGTTACAGCGATTGACCCCTGAGTTGTACCTGCATTCTGCCCATTACCACCCAGTGATAGTGTTGCTCCCCATGCACTATTTGCTGAAAATACCAAACGCTTATCTTGTGCAAATGTAAGTGTTCCTCCAATAGAATCATCTACATCACTTCTCAAAAACTGCGTTGAATCAAGATTATCCAGCAGTGTTGAGTTTGATGCAGTGGCAGTTAAAGCGAGGAATCTGCCGTCTGCTTCTGTTTCAGTGTAATAGCGAGTATCATGGGTGTGGCTGTCGTTGGCAACAGTAACAGTAATCGCAGTAGTCCCGCTTCCAGTCGCATCGCCACTTAATGTGATTGTCTGATTCCCCGTTAGATAACTACCTGCAGGCTGAATCCCTGCTTCNGCCANTGTGTTATTTATCCACGCTGACCCATTCCATTTTAATATTTCGCCTGCACTGTTAGATGTGATTGTTGTATTAGAGAGACTATCAAGAGAATGATTATGATTTGTAGCGGACTTCCCATCTAAAGCGGACTGTAATCCATCTACATTGCCAATGATGTGATTATGACTATCGTCAGCCACAGTGACAGCAATAGAGGTTGTTCCGCTCCCTGATACATCACCACTTAGAGTAATCGTCTGATTCCCCGTTAGATAACTTTGACTTGATACCCATGATTCAGTTGCAGTTTTATTCCCAAGAATATAAAGTCCGACATCATCAGTAAACTGAAGCCAAATCTTATCACTGTCTTCAACTTCACGCAGATACCAATTCTCGCCTTCAGCACCCATCGACAATGTTTTAGAGTTCCCCGATTCTCCCATGTAAATACGTTTACCATAGCCGATTACAAGGTCTTGTGTAACAAGCTCTCCAGTAAGTGTCCCGCCACCCAAGGGTAGGTAACTGTGCGTATGACCAGTGTCACTCTTGCCAGCAAGCAGAGTATCCACTTCAGTCTCGGTATACACACTCCCTGCGAGAGTATTCAGATTCGCATTGGTGGCATAATAGTTCCCATGCTGACCATCAAGTGTGTCTGCATTAGAAGCTGTAGAAGCCTGAGAAACTGTCTGAGAAGCGATATTAGCAGATGTAACAGGGGTATTCCCCTCAAAGGTAGGAGTGACAGCAAAATTGATTCCACCTCGCAGGTTGCCGATAGTGACATTCCCATAGTTGTGGTCAATGTAGAATTGGTCTGCATTACTTGCAGAGCTATTTCCTGTCTGAAACACTCTTGCAGAATCCGAGCGATGGATGTCAGGGAAGCCTGTCATTACCCCACCGCTCAGGGGAAGGTAGCTATGAGTGTGACTTGAAAGCGAGTAACTATTTGTATCTATAACAGCGACACCGCTTGCAAACTTCAAGAATCCATTCGTTGCACTGGCGGTAATTATTTCATCGAGTACCGAGCTTGCTACCTGATTTCGTGTGTCTCGGTTTGTCGGGGCAGGATGGCTCGTCTCATGGGCGATGGATAGTTTCCCGCCCATCATTGTGTCGATTTGAGTCTCGGTGTAGTAGCGGTCATCGTGGGTGTGACCCGAATCGCTCTTTCCAGCTAATGCGGTATCAATTTCTGTTTCTGTATAATAGCGAGAGTCATGTAGATGGTCACTTAGACTAACAGCAGTGCCATTGACTGTTGGTGTCCCTTTAAAATCAGCGACATTTCCACCCCTTGCCCAATCAAATAGCGTAACTGCGGAGGCATCTCCAGCACCCTGACTTCCAACAGTTGTCACATTCGCAACACCATCATAGATAATGTATGCTCCATATGTGGTTGTATCTTCACCAAGGAATAACCTGCTATTCCCTGAGTTTGTCCCTTGAGTAAATACATAAAGATTGGCATTGGTCGCAGAATCTATGGTAAGGTCACCAGTTAGTGTTCCACCGCCTGTAGATAGATATGAATGCGTGTGACCTGTGTCACTCTTCCCTGCAAGCAGAGTGTCGACCTCTGTCTCTGTGTATACGCTACCAGCCAATGTATTCAAGTCCGTATTGGTGGCGAAATAAGAGCTGTCATGCCCATCGAGCAGTGTAGAGTCCGATGCAGTTCCACCAATTGGTAGATACACCCCAGCATGGTCATGGCTGGTAGTCGAATAGGAGGCAGTATCAAATGAGGCTGTGCCTGCGTTGAATCGGAGGAGGCCAGTGCCGTTTGATACCAGCCCAGCAATCTGTGTGAGAAGCACATCAGTAGGCTGATAAACTCCAGCATGGTTATGCCCTGAGAGAGCATATGAATTGGTGTCGATAACAGCAACACCGCCTGCAAATGTCAGGAAGCCATTGGAAGCAGAAGCCCCGATAATCTCATCCAGTACAGAGCTTGCATCCTGCTTTCCTGCGATGCTGGTACTGAGGTTATTAAGTACTAAATCCAGTCCAGTAACATCAGCAATCGCATGCCCATGTCCATCTACAGAGTAGCCTGCGGAGGCATGGTTACCCCAGCCATGAGCAGTATCCCAATTGGAAATGTTGGTAGAAGTAATTGCATTTACTGCGTGGGTTGTAGGAATGTAGGTTCCGCTATGGTCATGCCCCGTGTCGCTTTTTCCTGCGAGCCCAGTGGTCAATTCGGCATCAGTTGCATATCCACTTAGGTCAAGAGTGAAGTCAACTCGCTCCTGTACATCATCGAATGCGATTGTAAGTTCTGAGGATGCTGACCGAAGGTCAAGAACCCCTCCACTGGAGATTGTATCTTCCAGTGTGCCATTGATGTATAAAACCCAGTTACTGTATTTATCATAAGTTCCTGTATGGTCGTGAATCAGGTCAGCTTTAGTCCCAAGACCTGTACTCAATTCCGTACTGGTCGCATAGTCTGTCGCATCATAAGCAACAGTACCATTCGTCATCCTGACAAGCCCTGAGCCGATGCTACTCAAATCAGAGATGCGGGTCAGCAGAACATCAACAGGCTGGTAAACATTCGCATGATTATGCCCTATCGGGCTATAGACACCTTCATGGTCATGGTTAGATGGTGAGGCATCTGTAATTCCATAACCTGCCAATGTGGTTGGGGTCGCAGTGATTTCTGACCAAGGATGAGTGTGGGATTCAATAGGGACAGAAGAGATGGTAGCAACACCACCGATAAATTTGACATATCCTGTATTCTGAAGATTTAACCCCGAAAGTTCACTGAGGACTGCGTTGAGAGGCTGGTAATCGCTATCATGGTCGTGGCTATAAGTTCCAGTAATATTGCCAGTGACATCAAGGTTGCCAGTGACAACAGCATCCCCTTCAAAATAACCCGCATATGCAGACCCGCTCCCGATATTTGTTGCCCTGCCGTACACCCCAATGGCATCACCTGCTGTGTCAGCATTATTTACATGCCCATACAGACCATATACATTGTTTGTTCCCTCGTAAGCATAACTGTCAGTGATTACAGCCCTCAGGCCATAATAGGTCGCATCTGCTACAATGTCCTTTGCGATATCAATACTGGCTGTCTTTATCGACTCAGTAATGTCGAGTCCGAGCGTTTCGATGGATGAGAACCTTGCATCCCCTGCGGTCAGGATACCTTTGACCTCAAGACCAGCATACCCGCTATCAACCCACCCAGTGCCATTGTAATACTGGGCATCCTCCACCATGCGAATGACAGTGTCACCAAGGGCATCATACATCGTGAGTGTGTTCGTTGCCCCACGACCATCCAGCTCGATGCGTGACCCAGTTACACCTGTGCGAATCAGCCCACCAGTGACAATCGCTTCATCGTCCATCTCCGTTTCTTCAATGGAACTGACGATATCGCCTATATCATGGACATCCTTATTCTCAGGTGTTTCAGTGACGAGGAGTTCAAATAGGTTATTAGGCTTGGTATCCATTAGACCCCTTTAGCTTTTTACGCAGGCATCTGAGTTGCTACTTTACTTGCGAATGTTCTATTCTGTGCGACAGCGGAAGCAATGCTGTTTGTTGTATCCTGATTTATGATTTCCTGTGCCAGTGAGGACAGAGAGATTGCAGAGAATGATTTGATGGCAGTGACATTGTCAGAGGTGACTCCATCGAGGATTCCAATAGTCGTTTTCTCTGAGGATGTGACCAGCTTCTGAGAAGCCGTGCTGTCATCCAGTTTATCGGTATCGATAAGTGTTGTAGCGGTAGTGTTAATCTCTCCCACCAGCGAATTGATATCGAGGTCAGCCAATGCTCCACCTGTTGATATCTTTGAGTTTATGAGAGTGGTCAGCGAAGCCTCCAGTGCATCGAGGCGGGCCTGAATCTCGTTGGAGCTGAGAGTCTTTGTATCGGAATCGGTAACATTGTCGATTGTCACATGGGTCGAGTTGACATGGTCGACTACGGCCTGTGTGATGTGGACGATGTCTGTCAGCTCTGTCTGAGTTCCTGAACCATTGATTCGTACTGAATATGTCCCAGCATCGAGGGCATCAACATAGAAAGTTGTGTCTGACACCGATGTGATTGTCTTGATTGAACCATCAGCAGGCTCAGTGGATGCCACAACGACATCACTGCTGTTCAGGACTTCCACCAAGTTAATTGTGCCAGCCCCAAGCACTCCAAAGCTAAATCTATCAGCCATTATATCCTCCTAGGCATTAGTGAAGTAGGTTAATTTGGTCGGCCTGTACAAGTCGTAAAGGTTGTCAACATTAGGGTATTTAGTAACAAGCTCAACACCCTCCAGTGAAATATTTACATTATACTTATTGACATATCCCTCAACAGGGACAGGCTTGAAATCTTTAATCAGAACTCTATAAACGAGGCTAGGGTGAGATGTGTGAGGATTCCACCTGATAGCCCTGCGGGAGTTGTAGGCATTGGTGAGCTGGTTGATGACAGTCTGATTGACCGCATTGAAGCTGTAATCGCCTTTAAATCTCCATTTCCTCGTCCCTGCGATTCTCTCACCAAAGATATTTGTATAGTAGGTTGTCTCGTCATCAAAGACCTCTGACCGCCCGCTCTTGTTCGGCACTGGCAAAGCGTATCGGGTCTGTCCTATCATCACTGTCGGAGGGGAGGTAAACGAAAGCATCAGCTTATCCTTTCGATTGTAATCTCCATGACATCTGTCGTCAGGGATTCCTTTATTCCAATCACCTGACCCAAGTCCTCTCCGTTCAGGATGATATTATTAATTAATCGCACAGGAATCGACTTTAATATGCGTAAAGTGGTGATTTTCTGGGTCTTACCTGCGAATGATTTATAGTAGTATTCAAGGGCTTTCACCTCAGAATCCCGCAGTTTTACACCATGGGTTGTGATGATTCCATTGTCATCCAACTTGAGCTGTGAAGGAAGGTCAGTAATCTCATCCATCGTCCGATGTTCCACTGTCTTCTCAAGCACATACGATGGATTGACCATCACAGTCCCAGTGCTAGCGGTCCGAGGGATGAAAATCAAAGTGCCATCCTCACGAATGAAATACCAGCGGTTCAGGAGAATGGATAGGTCTTTGAGGATTTTATTGGCACTGGCATTCTTGTAGTTGATGCTGTACCGAGAATCCAAAGGGACTTCAAAGCTGATGAGTACATTATGCCCGCTCAGGTCGTTTGTCTGCTTGTGAGCATGGGCAATGACATAGGTATTGTATGCATCGAAATCGAGGACATGCTTAATGATGATTCCATCCTCATCATAGCCGTTATCTACCAAGAATTCCTTGATAGTTGCCTCTGAGATGTTCTTTGATGCAGACCCTGTAAGGGGTGTCCCCAGCTTCCTCAGGTCTTTCTTCAACTCAGAGTCTGTTCCCCAGTTACTGCGGATATGAGTCACATCACCACTCTCCAGTTCATAGATGTGCCACCGCTGACCGAATGCAGGGAACTTGATGTCATCAGGGGGGACGACCAGCTTGATATTCAACCACGACCCCTTTTCAATCTTGGTGACCTTGTAATCCTTGGTTTTGGTCGGCAACTGAAGTGTCCAGTTCAGCATATCACCCTTGCCAATGAAATGCCTCATGAAGAACTCTGTGTCCTTGTCGATGAAATAGTACTTCCCTGTCGTGGAGTTGTAGTAGAAGGGTTTGAAGCCATTGTCACCCCAGTAGAACTTCTTGATTGTCGCCCATATGCCTCCTTTATCCTCGCTAAATGCGATACTGCCAAAGAAGGTCTGACTCTCAATGGGTATGCTCTCAAATGTCTCGTCAGTGACCTTAATTTCTATGTCCGAGCGACCATTGAGGCTACGCACAACCGCACCGACCAGCTTCTCAATGATGGTCAGGGATTCAGTCTTAAAGGAATATTCAGTCTCTCCATTTGATTTTTCAATCTTATCGCCCACCATTACATCTTTGAGCTGTAGCCAAGTGGGGAAAACAGTGTACTCAGGAGCAGGATTATCGACATCGTTAACAGAGTCGATGTATCCATTAATTTTTAGCGTTGAATCCTTGTATATGAGAATCTTTTCACCGATAGCAGGTGCATATTTCCCTTTCAGGATGCGAAAGGTAAATGGCTGTACCTCGTAGTCAAAGTATCCCCTGCCCTTTACTGTCCGCTCTAAAAACTCAGGGAAATCGTCCTGCAACACATAGGGAGTAATATCCTTGTGGACATTCCCTGAGGCATCGATGTATTCGATTCTTATCATATCATACCCCTATTGTATCGTGCGATGTCACGAGCCAGTACCTTAGAGTTGAGGCCCGATTTCAGGATGGCAGACTCAATCCTGTCCAGCTTACCAAGTGTTTCCTTGTCGAACCCGCCACCCACATTCACCTTCGGCAGAACAGTGCTGTTCATGTAGTCTACAAAGGTCTTCTCAGGGGTTACAAGCTCTGCACCGCTCTTGTAGGTAGCCTCACCAAGTAAAGCCATTGTAGGCTCTGTAATGACTCCACCGTCAGCAAATGCAGTCACGCTCTGACTTACACTCTTTGCTTTGCTAAGGGAAGCAATAATTGCCCCTGTGATGACAGGAATGGCAATTAGGTTTGCAGGGAATCCAAGATTCGCAACAGATTTAATACCACCTGTGAGAGCTTCCCAAGCATTCTGAGCAATCTCTTGACGGCTACGCAACTTGTCTTTCTTAAAGAAGAATTCCCGAATTGCATCAAACTTGGACAAGTTTACCCCAAGACTTTGAAGCATCCAATCCTGCATCGTTTGCACCTGTATTCGCTTGTCTTCATTGTCACGAGTTTGGATATCCCTCAGAATCTGTGCTTCTCTGATTTTAAGACGAATCAACTCTTCAGAACCCTTTTCCTCAGCTTCCATGAGAGTATGAATATTATCAAGCCTTCCCTGAAGCAGGTCGTCACCATATCTCCCCTCCTCGGCAAGTCGCAGGTCATCCATCACGACCTGTAGCCTTGCATTGAGCTTCTCAATCCTCTTAAGACGAGCCTCTTCTTCTGACTGCTCCTGCTTCCTTTCAGCAGATTGTAGTCTACTGATTTGCAGGGTCATCTCCTCAATCTTGAGGCGAATCTTTGCCTGTTCTAAACCATCCTGCTCAGTCTTTAGCTTCTCATTGAGGATGATAATCTCATTCTTTAGTCGATTCTGCTCGGACTTCTCTTCATCCAAGAACCAAGCCTGTCTGCGAATGATTCCAATCCGTTCCTCGATTTCTGCAATCTTCTTAGAGTTATCTACCTTTTTTACTGCATTCTTTTCCATGGAAGCTTCAAGTTCAGCAATTTCCCCTTCTACTTCCTTCTTCCGAATCAGTGTCTGCAATTCGTTCACAGACATATCAACGACATCTTTCTTCAGATTCTCAAGCAGGGCATACCTGTCCAGCTCCTCCTGAAGGATAACAATCTTCTCCTTGGAATCCTTTTGCTCAAATTCCATGTCGTTCAGCTCTCTCATGAGCTTCTGCCGTTCTTCTAGGTCTGTAAACCATTTACTGCTATCAACCTCGTCATTGATATTTTTGAGAATCTCCCACTGGGCCTCCAGTAGCCTGTTCTCATCAGAAATCTCACCAAGCAATTTAACAGCAGTCTCAGCCCTCTCGTCATGCTTGGAGATAATCTCAGTCAGCACAACTGCTAGGTCTTTATTAGCCTGTATCTGCTTTTCTACGGATGAAACATCGGTTTGCTGATACAGCATTTTCATAGACTGATAATACTCATCTACCGCTTTTTTCGCACTCTCGACCTCACGCTTTTTCTTACCCATGGCAAACCCTACACCCTGAATGACAGTCATCAGGAGTGACAGGCCAAATACAACACCACCAACACCTGTCAGGGAACTTTTCAGCATCCCAATCATGCTTGTAAAAGAACCAGCATCTCTCGTAGCGTACTGCATAGAGATGAGTAATGGCTGGATATTGTTTCCAACTGCCATGAGGCCAAGCTTCCAATCCTGAAGCAGTAGGACTCCATCCGAGAGAGTATAGTTCAAGCTGTTAAGAACATTGAGTGACCGCCTATTTGCATTTGAATTGACATCCTGAAGTACCTGAGTCTTCTGTGATAGCATCATAGCGGACTTCTCGATGTACTTCAGCTCCTCCTTTGTCATGCCAAACGAATGAGCAGCGACCTTCCCGATGCCCTCGATTTGCTTGGACAATTCATTAAAGCGGACAGAGGCATCCGCTATGACAGGAACTGTGCTTTTAACACTAGACTCTATCTGCCTACCAGCATCCATAGACTTCATAGCCATCTTATCGAGAAGGTTGGTCAGGTTCTCAATGTTCTGACTTAGTCGATTAACATCTTCTGCTCCTGTGAGCTGTAGATTAACAGCAATCGTTTTAGACATCTTGCCTCCGACTCCTTATCTCAATATACCTCACGGCATCGAGGAGTGTTGTTTCGTTCTCTATCTGCTTCATCCTTAGGATGTCTCCATCTCCCAGCCAGTATACTAGGTCGTCCAGTATCTGAAGGTCTGAGCGTTGCTCTCCTAGGCCATCTAGGAGTCTGTCAAACTCATCCCTAGAGTCTGTTGAGGAATGAATTTCATTAATTTCCGTATCCACATTTCGTTTAATGACAAAAAATCGTCCAGCACCTCCATGAGCTGGGAATTTGTCATTTCGTCAATATCAAGTTTGTCCACATCGCCATCGAGGACTACAGAGAGGAAATCACCGACCACATCACCGCTCACCAAAGCGGAAAGTATCTCATCAATAGACCCAGCATCAGGTATGTTGGCATTTTGCAGGAATTTAATCAACTGCTTATTCTTCTTGATTGTCATCTCATCTTGGGTGAACTCAAGTCCCTGAATCGTATACTTTTTCATTTTGCTTTCCATCCATAGAATTCGTTGTTAAGGCTGATTACATTCTGTCCATCGTGCTGGAATTCGATGATATTGAATCCAACATGGGCCTCTTTTCTCGTAGACCGCATCCACTTCGACTGTTGCTGGACAGAGCCACCTGAGATGACATATGTCCCCCTGATGAGAGTGGATATATATTTGTGAACATGTCCCATAAGCATGATGTCAGGAGTTGACTCATCGTGCAGGCTCTCAATGACCTTCTGAGGTCTGTAGCTGTAGGCATAACTGCTACCATCCTCTCCATGCCATAGATTAATCCGCACACCGCCAACCATAATGTTTCCCTCATCATGGCCCAAGAACATGAAATTATCCAAGGCTTCAGAGATGTCATGCACAATCTTCGCCCCAACGCTTTTATAAAACCACCTGTCGTGATTCCCATCGATAGCATAGACTGGCAACGAGGTTTGCGAGAACACTCTGATAGCCTCTTCCTTTTGGGATGTATATCCAACATGAGTCAGTTCGTAGACATGGCCCTGCCTATGGCTCATACCCTCGGTGACATCACCCGCATGAGCGATAAATTCGCACCCTTCATCTTCCATCTTTCTCATGATATCGACTATGTAATCAGAACTTGTGTATTTACTTCCGATATGGGTATCTGTGATAAACCCGAACTTTACCTTATCGCCTGACATCCCGATGGATGGTTTGGCAAAAGGGGTGTCCACAAGCCCCTTTCCCTTGGCGAGGATAGCAAGGTCTTTTTCACTGTATCTACTCTTAATCTCAAGGAGATATTTATCCTGAATATCAGCAGGCTGTTCTTTGGCCCTTGAGTCTCCGAGATACCGATACAAAGAAGCACTCTGTAGCCCATAGGCAGTCAGGGTTGCCTTCTCTCCATTTTCTTTGTAGTAGTTAACAACCTCTAACAGCTTGTCCTTTGTTATCATCAAATACCTTTCTTAAATACCTCTGAAACCTTCTTCGCTCGTGCAGGGGTCTGCATGGCGTATTTACTATTGAGAACTTCCTGTGAGGCTCGTTCCCAATCCTTGTCGATAAGGTGATGAATGGTCTTTTTAAACTTCATGAAACCCGCAAGTCCTAGCTGATAACACATGTCTAGAATCGCAGATTGCACCCCATCAGGCATCGATGCAAACCAAGGCATCCGCTCGTATATCTCCATAATCAGGTCTGTAATTTTTGACCTGAGGATGGCCTCTGCTACATGTTTGTCGAGTTTCAGGTCTTTCAATGCGAATCCATATCCTATGGTTAGATGACCAAGAGTATCAGGATATACATGCTCTCTGAAACCCTCATTGACCTTTATCTCCTCGATTGCCTTATTTAGATTCATCTGCCTTCTTCAGGTTATCAGATTTCATCCCAGCAACGAACTTGTCAACGATAACATTGAACACAGGAGCAACGACCCTCTCAAGCAGTACAACTGCTACAGGCTCGATAATCTTCTCCCAAAAGGGCTTCGTGTATTTGAACTTACCACCCATGAAAGCGGAAACAGCAATTCCTGCAAAGTAGACAGGAGGGCCTACATACTTCTCTAGCTTCTCTCTCCATGTTTTGGTAGGAACTTTTTTAGCCAAATGGCCCAAAACAATCCCAGTAATGCCAATCATACTCCACTTCGCCAGCGGAATAGCAAAAACAGCGGTCAATAGTTCACTCATAGAACCCCATTCCTGTTTAAGATTTCAAAGTATTGGACAGCCATCCATATGGCACTTGCTACAGCAGAAATCGTAGCACTGATAGTCACTATCTGAGTCTTTAGTGTTCGTTTCCACTCATAAAGGCTTCTCAGCTCTTCTTCATTCTTATTCACCCTTCCATTTGTCTTGCGGGTCTGTTCCTTAATTTCTTTCAAGTCTTTATCCCACTCAACATGATAAGCGTCCTCTCGTGAAGTATGAGCGACAAGCTCAGTCTTCAAATCGGAGACATTTCTTGCGATTTCATCAATCTTGCTCAACCTGTCCAGTATCAACTCCTTGACCACAGATTCCATAGTTTTTCCTGTAAGCAGAAAGTGATGTCAGGGAGGGGGTCACCCTCCCTAACATGAAAAGGAGTGATTAGGCTACTGTGAGAACATCGCTAATTACAGAGCCTACGCCAGTGATTGTGAATTTAGCTTTATTGCCTTCCAGTTCGGCTTTTACATGACTGGGAGTCAAGGTCATCACCTTGCCCGAACCAGCAAAAGTCACATCGACAGTTGCGGTATCAGTCGGCAGGTCAGTCCACTGTGCCATATCAACTTCAGAGACAGTAAGCACAGCTTCCATCTTCAGGAAGTCCGTAACCATCGTGCCATCTTCCAGCTCAGTGTCCTGTGCAGTCACACTAATCTGAATGCTGTCTTTCTTCACTGCACTGATAGAATACAGGGAAGCAGGGGTGTCGTCTTTGAAATCGATGGTAGCAAGACCATACATTACTTTCGTTTTGTCCATTATACATCCTCACTGTTAAATGTTATTTCACCAACATGATAGTGCGTTCCGTTTATCGTGGCAGGGTAATACTGCAATGCCGACAGCAAAATCGGCTGAATATTCTCTCCTGTGATTGCTAACAGAACCTCTTCGATATCATTAACCATTGTCAGAAGCTCTGCCTTGCTTGCACGAGCATCCTGCCCAATTTTTACTACTACAACCAGCTTGTAACTGTAGATTTTTACAGGGTAATCTTCTGTGTATTCAAAGCCTATGAAATCAACATATGCAGAATGACTCCGTATCCGACCACTCATATCAGAGCTGTCTGTCACCTTAGTGAGGCCGAGAGCCTCCTGATTGGCAACAAGCTCATTGTACACTGTTGCAAGGGTGTCAGTCGCTAGGCTCATACTGAGAATGCCTCCAATACATTTTTCTCAAGGATATCCTCGGCATTCCCTGACTGTGCTTCGATTGAATCGTTGATATCTCTTTTCGGGGTCGTACCATGCAGGAATATGTTCTTCTGTACAGCAAGAACAAATCGCTTCAATTCTTGAAAATCACTTCCAAATTTCCCCTTGGCGATTGCCCACTCCATCAGCCTATGAAACGGAGGAGGAGAACTGTACTTCTTCTTGACCTGAGGAGTCCCATCCTCCACAAAGGATGCATATTCAGCTTCAGCAATCACATCAAGGCGACCACCGATGCTGTATTTATTCTGTGTAATCTTTTGTTTGAATTTTAATGAACGAGCCAGTTTGCCAGTAGTCCTGCGACCTCGTTCTCTGAGAGTCTTCCTCGTTTCTTTTAGGTACTCAGGCCCAATCTGCCGAGCAGACTTTGAAACGGCATTCCGTAGGTCTTCCATGGTAGGGAAAATCTTCTGTTCCCTTCGTGATGTAATACTGGTCACTCAAACCACTCCTAGAATGAATGCTTTGTCATGGTACATCCCTTCAAGTGTACTTGCAGGGATATAGTCCTCAAGTAGACTCATTGCTTTCGCCCTATACTTGTTGGCAAGCTGAAGAGCCTCCCCCTGAGAAAGGTATTCAGTTTGCGACTCCCCAAGCCCGACAGAGCGAGTAATACCGCCATCTGCAATAGACTTGGTATTGATAACAGGTACAAGGAAGTATAAGCTCAGGACTGCTTCTGCTTTAGTGACAATAATCAGGTCATCGGCATCATAGCCATCCGTTCCTGCGACCACCTTGGCATAATTAGCCCCCAGTAGTTTTTCCACCTCCAGGTTGGCAATGTCTAACTGTCGCTGAATCACATCAGACTCAGTGTCGATGGACAGGTTACCCTCATTGATTACATCCAGCACAACAGCTAGAGACATTACCTCACCTCAAAGTTCTTCTTGAAAGCCTTAGGCATCGCCTTGAAAGCAGTATCCTTAAAGGGGTAAGGTGTACCAGCGAGGTACACCTTTCCCTTAAAGTTATACCGACTTCCTTTCGTCAGGTAGACAGTGATGTCCTTNGGCTGGGCCTTGGGACGACCTGTCTTTTTCTTATCCTTCAGCTTCGGGATGTCAGTGTAAAGTGGCATCAGTCACCTNTGGGTTAGACCCAGTCGCTCGTGTCAGCGTAGGCGATTGCATCAGAAAGAGCATAGTCCACATCAACCTTGGCTGTGATGGTATACTCAATCATACGCTTACGAGGCTGACGCTGGACTTCACGAGTGAAGGCCCGACCGACACCAGCTTTGAGGTTATTCTTCAGAGTCAGCATGTGGAAATCGGTAGGCATGTAAGGCACACCAACGACTTCGATGCCGTAGAAGGGCAGATTCCCACCATTGACGATGACATTGTCACCGAGAGAAGTACCACGAGTCATCAGCTCTTCGTGATAGGTCACAACAGAGTCGCCACTGGTGATGTAGACCAGTTCGCTCTTGTTCTGTCTCCATTTGGCAGGGAGGGTTTTGTAGAGTTCAGGGAAAATCACATCCAGCATCTTAGATGCATCGGCTACTGCCCCTGTATACTCGTTTGCAGAGCCATCAGCTTTGATTGTCTTCGCCCAACCATCAAAGGGGGTGAAGAACGGATCGCCAGAACCTGTGTCTCCATTGATACCACCGTTCAACATATCATTGCTGAACTGTTTTGCGAACATGGCATTGATGAGAGCCTCGGCATCAGCCTGTTCGATATTCTCTTCAAGAAAATCGTAGGTGATGTCATAAGGAAGGATGACTTCCACAGGGGTCAGGGTTCTGCGGGAAGCGGACACGCCGACAACATCAGCGGGGGCAGTACCTTCGGTAGCTCCTCGCCATGCTTTGTCAGCAAGGCCGATGATATCGATGTTGCGGGAAGGGCCAGTTACAGGAAGGATTTCGATATAACCATTCCACAGATTGTTCATGTCACGGACAGTGTCAATGAACTTTTTAGCCTGCTGTGCGGAAAGCTGACCACCACTAGAAGTGTTGATTGCACCTTTCTCTACACGCTTCAGAAAATCACGGACATTCATTATTTTTCCTCCTATCGCTTAGAGCCAAGCGAAATCGGTTTCAGGTTCATCCTCTTCCGAGGTCAGTTCTTCACGAGCCATCTTCACAAGGGGGGTCTCTTCGATAGCACCCATCCGCTGTTCAAGGGCTTCCAGCTTGTCAATCGCTCCCTGAACGGCACTATCGACAGCAGATTTCACGATGGCTTCAACATCTTCCGCAGTCAGGCCGACAGGGGTGGCTTCAGTGTCAAGACTTTTTACTTCATCAGACATTTTAGCAGTCTCCTGTTTAGTTGTTTCTTGTTCGGTAGCCTCGCCGGCCACAGGCATGACGAGCATCCCAAAGTATTCATCAAGGAAATCCTTCATCTTCTTCAGGAGTCCCTTTTCAGATTTGTTTGATTCAGCAAGGTTGGCAACTCCAGCAAGGGAGATTCCACCAAGCTCACCGCTCTTGAGCATCGCCCAAGTCTCCTCGCTTTCCACTTTAATTGCCACAGCCCACGACCCAACAGGCTCATCGGGGAACATGGGGTCGCCTTCTTTGGTTATCCAGCTCTCAGCGACATAGCCCTGCGTGGGATTAAAGTCGTGGTTGCGGTCAATGTTGTTGGTCAGGCTAGACTTCATAAAGTCATAACTGGCCTTCTCAATAACCTCCGCAGTGGCGAAATCGCCATCCGTATCAACCTCATTCGGGGTATAGACCAGCCCGTAGACGAGCTGTTTGTCATCATCCATTTTCGCAATAGGAATAATCGTTTGGTCACCCTTTAGAATAAGTCCCTTTCTGTTGGCAGGGTACTTCACAAGGGAGATATACTCGACTTTCAATTCTTTCATTTCAGGCATTTCATTTCCTCCATCAATGGTGAACATAATCTATATTCCAACAAAAATGAGTAGATTATCTAGGGTATATACAACCTATAAGTCTTATATAACTAGGGTTTTAGGGTATATTGTATGAATATGCATTAGCTTCAGTTAATGAAACACACGAGAGGAATATGGAAGCAATAGTTGTCACCCCTGATGTCGTTGGGCATTCCCATCCGATTAAAAAGTTTAGAACACAGAAATCAGAATCCGCACAGATTCAAGTGCAGGACGAGGAATTGATGGATGGACTCGCCCCCCATCCCTTGCCCTTTTCAACCCTGAAGGCTCTTGACCAATCCTACCACAACAAGGCACTCAGTTTCAAAGCTATTTGTATCGCTGGACTAGGATATAAGATTTTAGACAAAGATGGAAACGAACTCCCGAAACCTCAGGTAATGATTCAGGCGAATGAGAAGGAAAGCTTTCAGGAAATAATGAATAAGGTTGCTCTCGATTTTGAGGAACTGGGTAATGCCTATCTTGAGGTTCATCGCCCTTCTGCCAACGGCAAGATTATCCGCATATACCATGTCCCCGCAGAGAATATGTATGTCACTCCTGATGGCGACAGGTACTCTCAGGTTATCAATGGGACGAGAGTCGATTTCAGGCCGTTCAATGGCAAGGCAACCAAGGCAATGACCAAGGAAATCATTCACTTTCAGATGCCATCCAATATGAGTAACTACTATGGCTCTCCTGATTGGATTGGTGCTGTCATGGCAATTGTAGTGGACAATTCTGCATTGGAATGGAACTACCGATACTTTGAGAATAACACCATTCCCAATACTGCTATCACTGTCACAGGAGGAGCATTGGGTGAACAGGTTGTACAGAACATCAAACAGTTCTTCTCAGACAACTTCAAGGGTGTCAGCAAAGCTCACAGCACATTGATTTTGCAGGCAACAGAAGTTGGAGCGAGTATTGAGTTTCATGAAATATCAAAAGGAATTAAGGATGGGGATTTTAACAAACTTCGCCAGCAACTTAGAGATGAAATCGTATCAGCCCATGGTGTACCGCCCCGTGTTGTTGGTATCGTTGCTGGTGGCTCTCTTGGCGGTGGTGGTGAAGCCTATGCCCAACTCCAGCTCTTCAGGGATGTTCTTCTTGCCCCCAAACAGAAACTCTTTGAGGCTATTCTCAACAGAACTGTGATGGCAACCTTCGGTGATGGCGTTACTATCGAGTTCAATCAGGTCGATATCACAGTCCCCAGTAGCGGTTCAGATGATACTGGAGGCAATCCTGCCCTTGCCGAGCATGGAGTCCCAAATGTAAGTCAAAGAGGAACGAATGCCACAATAGAAAACACAGAAGATGGTTACTCAGAAGCGTAAGGTCGGCAGACCCAAGAAGCAGGTAGAGCTGGAGAGCGAGAAACAGCTCCAAGCATTTCGCATCTACCAGCAGATGGGTGATTCCCGCTCACTGGAGAAGGTTGCCAAGGAAGTTGGTGTTAGTCTTGGCACAATGCATAATTGGTCAAAAGCTCACAGTTGGCAGGAACGACTCATCGAAATTGAGGCTAAAGCTCAAGAACGCATCAAAAAGAAAATGATTACCGAGCTGGTCAATCTGAAGGAGAGACAGATTGGCATTGCTCGGACACTTATTGACGATACCATAGAACGCATTCAGGTTGCACAGACAACTGGAGAGGAACTGCCACTGCAAATTCGCAATGTGTCAGACCTTGAGAAAGTGGTTAAGCTCCTGAAACTGATAGAAGATGACCAAAGTGGTCAGCAGGGTGGCACAATCAACATTATCACCAGCATTCCTCGCCCTTATGGCAAGGATAAGAAGGGAAATGCTGTTCATAAAGCAGATGACGTAGAATTCACCGAGGTAGATAGTGCTGATTGACTTCAGAAAGCATTACCAGCCGACTGAACGACAAATTGCCTTCCACACCAGCGATGCTAAGTTCCGTATGTATGGAGGAGCGATGGGTGGTGGCAAGACCTATGCCCTTTGTGCAGAAGCCATCCAACTGTCTCTAGATTTTGCTGGCAATCGGGGTGTTTTGGTCAGGAAGTCGCTGGTTTCACTCAAAAGAACGACTTGGATTACATTTTTTAAACTGATTCCACCCCATTTTATTAAAAATATCAACAAAACAGACCTGATTGTCACGCTCATAAACGACTCAGAAGTGCTATTTATGGATGCTGACATCAGCAAAGACCCGACACTGAATAAGTTCAGAGGGCTGGAAGTCGGTTGGTTCGGATTGGAAGAGGCTAATGAACTCGATGTGAAAGTGTTTTCGACACTTGTAACTCGGCTCAGGTGGGTCTGCTCAAATGGGATACAGCCCTACTGGACAGGCTTTCTCTCAAGCAACCCTGAATTATGCTGGGTGAAAGACAGGTTTGTAAGTAAAAAGCTCCCTGACCACGACTTTATCCCTGCCTTACCATCAGATAATCCATTTCTCGATGACTCGTATATCGCCAGTATGAAGGACATCCTCACAGAAGAGGAGGCATCCAAGTACCTAGAGGGTTCATGGGAGGCCAAGGAGCGACCTGACCAGCTAATCCCCTATCGATATCTCAAGGATTTGCTGTCCAATGAAATCACCCCATTCGCCACAGAGGTTTTTATGGGTGTTGATGTGGCTCGCTTTGGTGATGATACAAGTACAATCGCCCTGTACGATGGATTTCACCTTTTTGCTCTTAACGAGTACAGGGGGCTGGATACACAACAACTGGCACGACAGGTTGCCTTGACTGCTGGGCAATACAGGGTCAAGAATCAGAATATCGTCATCGATGCAGTCGGTATCGGTGGCGGTGTAGTCGATGCCCTGAGGACTCAGTTCCGCATCAATGCGGTCGAGTTTATAGGCGGGAAACCTGCCAAGCAGATTGATTCTGCTGTTCAGTTCGTCAACCTCCGTTCACAGGGCTACTGGATGCTCAGACAGGCAATCCTCAATGAGGAGCTGGAGATAGTAAACAATAAAGTCCTCGTAGAGGAGCTTGTAGCTCATACATTCAAGATTAGCTCCGATAGAACCATTATGGTGGAAAGTAAAGACAAGGTGAAATCAATCCTTGGTCGCTCCCCTGATAAATCGGATGCCGTAATGATGTGCATTGCACAGTCGAAACTTAACCTTAGAAACGAAATAGAGGCGATGATTCTATGACAGAAGACGATGTACGTTCAGTGTTAGAAAAAGAGAAAAAAACACTTATCGGCATAGGCATGCGAGAAGATATCGCATCCAATGTTGTCGATGCAAACTACAAAATGAGAGGAATGGCTTATGTTAAAGAGCTTCAGAAGAGCCATGAGGAGGATAGGCTGGAAAAAAGTATCCACAATCAGAATCTACCAAAACAATGACGAATACTACTTCCTTGATGTAGCTCATCACGACAAGGAATTCGACCAAGAGATGTTGGTAGAGGTACTTCAGCAATTCATCGGCATCAATGATGACGGTGTTGTGGCAATGATGAAAGCAATCAAAGAAGCAATGGCTCAATCATAGAGGAAACATGGTCTACAAAATCAAATCAATCTACGACACATTCAATGACACGATGGAGACATGCAAATCCATCCTGAGAGCAAAAAACAACGACTATGCAAGCAAGCAAGACCCTTATGCAAATTTCAGGGCATCTGACATTATAAACATCCCACCAGCCAAGGGGATTCTCATGCGAACCCTCGACAAGATAGCGAGAATCAACACCTTCATCGAGGATGGCAAGCTAAAGGTCAAGGGAGAGTCTGTAGACGATGCAATCCACGATATCATCAATTATATGGTACTGCTGAAAGGGCTAATCAATGAAGCAAATTCTGAACACACTGGCCTATACACCAATCACATCGATTTTTCTGTCGGGGAGAGTCCCATCCAAAAAGAATTCACGAGTGACAGTACGCTCGACAGGACGAACCTTTCCATCTAAGAAGTATCAGGACTGGCACAAGGATGCTTCAATTCAGCTCAAAATGATGAAGGCAAAGCATCTTGATTCACCTCCATACCTGATACACATCCATTTTAAATTCGGAGACAAGAGGCGAACCGACCTCACCAACAAAGCAGAGAGCATCAACGACCTGCTGGTGGATAATGGCATCATCCCTGATGACGAATGGAAGGTGCTGGAGAATGTCATTCTATCCTGCGAATACGAAAAGGATGTATGGGAAACAGAAATCTATGTATACAACATCAGAAGGGCGACAGCATGAATCCTAAAGACCTATCATTTATCGCAAAAATGAAAGCTAAACTGAAAGCAGGCAGAATAATCTCCTCCACTGACATCTCAAGGCTCTTCGATATCATAGACAAACTGATGAAGGAGGTTAATAAATGAAAACAACCAAAGCACAACTCATCGGCATCCTGATAGGAGTTCTCCTATGGCAGGGGGCTGAAGGAATCGTTCAGGGGCTATTTTGGTCAGGCGAGGTCGGCAAGGATGTTTTTGGATTGGACTTTCATGCATGGCGACATATTGAAAACCTTGGGGTGTTTATCATTATCATGTCTGCCACCGCCAGCATATGGAAGATTGCATTTACATTTGCGAGCTTCTTAGCGGTTATCTACCCTGTGTACGAGGTTTTACTCGACTTTGTAGAGAAAGGCTCTCTAATGGCCTTTAAACAGGAAAATATGCATGAAATCATGGGGTTCACTGGCAACTTCGGATGGCTCTATCAGCTTGGGGTCACTGCACTTGGCCTGCTCCTCATGCTGGTGACCTATCAGGCGATGATTAAGGGAAGACGATGACCGAATACGACTACAAGCAGTTGCCTCTTTCAAAACAGGGAGAGGCTAACTATGACCACATATTTGGGAAACCTTGCTACTACTGCGGGGTGAAGGGGGATGTGTCCAAGCAGGATAACCACTATACCTGTAAAGAATGTGCAAAAAAACAAGCAACTTGGGTTACTGTAACCTAAGAAAGGATTCACTATGGCACTGATGGGACACATCTACCGACAGAAGACTGAACTGGGACACGAATGTAAAGGGTGCGTGTTTGAAAATGATGAACTCTGCAATGCACCTGAAGACCTCTCTGATAAATGTGTGGAATTTGATATCAATGGCAAAGCTAATAAGATTATCCAAGAGTTTATCTTCATCTATGAGCCTGCCAATACATCTGATTAAAATATTTGGTCATATAGGTCGTATCTATACCAAATAGTGAAACATTTGTCATTTATTTTCCGTATATAACTCGCAGAGTTGTTTATACTCACCCCCCTTCTGTATAATCCCCACCAAATAGCGATAAATGCCCTATATATCAGCACTTAGACCCACTTAATAGCAATTTACCTTGGTTGATTTGTTGGTTAGTAGGGCGAATGCATCAGCACTCAAACCCTTATAAACAAATGCTTTAAGTCTGGTTAATCGTTGGTTGATTCCTTGGTTAGCTAATGATGTTGAGTAAAAAAAATAGGGACTGCACCCCACTTAATAGCAGAAAAAAAAATATTCCCCATACCCGCTGCCACTTTTTAGGAAAAATTTTCGGTGTGAGGATGACCCCACCCCCCAAACGGCCCCTTGCACAAACTATTCAGCCGTATCTCACTGTTATTTAATGCACTTACGGTCCTTTGTCATAGTCTGCCACAGGAAATCACTACACATAACAATTCTCAATCGGATGTCAATAGTTTTTTTCCAACCCAATTTACTGAGATATACTAAATAGGGTTTGATTCCCCACACTGACACCTATTCAAGCTATTTTTTGGTAGTTTATAGGGACTCTGTCATATTTTTCTAGCATTTTCTGGTCAGTCTGAGGGATATCCCCCCACTATATTATTTCATTATTTCATGGCATGCTTTATGCTAGGTTAAGGTCCTGACATGGTGTAATATCCCCAGTTAATCGGCTATATCAGGAAACAAGTCTATTGAGTGTTATCTGAGCTGTGATAAGATTTATTATTAGAATGCCTCTGAAGCCCCCATACTTTAGTTTTAAGGCGTTTTAAATGCTTACCTATATCTAGGCTTGCCTAGAATTTACATGCTCTTAAAATGGCTTTATGGAAGTTTTAAGGGATATGCTGGAATATTGTGGGATAAAAAAAAGGCTCTGAAAATCAGAGCCTTGTTAGTCGGTGTAGTTTTATTATACTGTCAGGTCTACTAGCCATCGGTTCTTATTTCCATGTCTACCGATAAGGTAATATCCTACCTTATCTCGATTCCTCAGGTCATAGTTTGCATCGGACGAAGTGTATGATATAAAGTTTTCCAGTGACTGTCCTGTCACAAGTAAGAAAAGGCTGAAATTTCGGACGGTGGCCGTCCGGTATTTTAAGCCTGTCATTTCCATTATTTGCGATTCGATTTTAGCCAATTTAGTCAAATAATACATTTATCTACCTCCGTGGCATTTATTACATTTTGTGCAAGCTCTGCTTGTGGGTATATGTCCTGCATCGGCAGGACAGCTAGCAGGGATGCTTTTTGATGCGGTCAAATCAGCTTTCTTGCGTCCGATGTTAAAAAAGATATTAATTGTCTCTTTAGTCATAGCTGGCAATGCTTTAAACTCCTTTGCCGTCCCTGTAAATGAAAAAGCGATTCGTCCTTTCAAGGTTTTGTATGACATCCCACACACTAGTAATATGATATTTTCGTTTATCCTATGAATGTTATCCTTGTCATAGCTTAGCACTATTTTTGTCAAATTCGGAATTGCCAATAACCTGTAAACTTCGCTTATATCGCTAGTTAGGTTTTTTGAGATGATAAAGTATTGAAAATTTAATTGTTTAAGCCATTTATAATGACTCTTCTGATAATCTCCGCTTCCATAAATTCTCACAGGAAGCTTGTCTAAATCACTGTATAATTTAGATTTAGACTTAGTTAATTTCTCATATTCAGAATTTAGCTGTTTTGCGAATTCATCGGGCAGATGCTCTGCTAAAAAGTTGTTTTTCTTTATTTTAGGCAGGTACGCAGGATATGCTTTCTCGGTGTTATTAACGTAGCAATAATCACACTTCTGATTGCAGGATGAGCGGTCTAAGTCCAATGAAATCACGGTTTTACGGTTAGTTGTAAATAACATTATAATTCCTCCTTATAATTGCTTTTAAATTGGTTGAATGAAATCTGATATCGGTATATGTCATTTGACAGCTCGTCAAACAAATCATACATATCTTGCTCAATTGCCTCAGATGCATCGTTTGGATATAATTCCGCTATTTGGCCAGCATCTGTCTGCAGGTCTTCTAACATACTTTCTAGCTCTGTCATTTTAGCTTCGGTTTCGTTTAGATTTCGAATGAAATCATTAATTAATTCATTGTTCATGGCCTTAAGTCCTTTCTTATTTTGTTTGTTTGCATCATATCTGATTTTATTCATATATATATAGCCTCATTACAAATTTTTATTTACCAATCATCAAAAATTGGTATGTAAATTTGCAAGTCATTTATTTTGTTATAGTTATCGATTAAATATTTTTTTTACATTGACA